AAGCAGATTGAATATTTAACGAGTATGCTATATAGCCAGTTAGGTATCACTCAGGCGGTAATGGATGGTACAGCCGACGAAAAGACAATGCTGAACTATCATACGCGAGCGATCGAACCGATCATATCGGCAATTGTTGATGAGATGAAACGAAAGTTTCTATCTAAAACGGCTAGGACACAATTACAGTCTATTTTATTCTTTAGAGAACCGTTTAAGTTGGTACCTGTTAATGATCTCGCTGAGATTGCTGACAAGTTTACTCGAAATGAGATTCTCACATCGAATGAAATTAGACAGATTGTTGGAATGAGACCTTCCAGCGATCCTAAGGCTGATGAACTGAGAAACAGTAACATCAACCAGCAAAACGAAGAATCCTCATCGCCTTATGGTTATGAGGAAGAAATGTTAGATGAAGGAGGACAAATTCAAAATGGGTAAATTTGATTTTAGCGGCTGGGCTACTAAAGCCGGCCTCAAATGCTCTGATGGACGAATCATCATGAGAGATGCTTTCAAGCATAATGATGGTAAAACAGTTCCTCTGGTTTGGAATCATCAGCATAATGATCCTAATGAAGTTCTTGGACATGCGTTATTAGAGAACAGAGAAGAGGGTGTTTATGCATACTGTAAGTTCAATGATACCGAATCTGGTAGAACTGCAAAACTTCTTGTTCAGCATGGTGACGTTAATCAGTTATCTATCTATGCGAATAAGTTGAAACAGAATATGTCTAATGTATTACATGGCGATATTCGTGAAGTAAGTCTTGTATTGGCAGGAGCTAATCCTGGCGCATTCATTGATTCTATTATGCAGCATGGCGAAGAATCCGATGAAGAAGCGATTATTTATACAGGAGAATATCTTTCTTTATATCATTCAGAAGATGATACGAAGAAGGAAGAAGAAAAGAAAGGAGACTCTAAAATGTCAGAAGAAGCAAAGAAGCCCGAAGGCGAAAAGACAGTCAAAGAAGTATTTGATGCTTTTGATGAAGAACAGAAAACCGTAGTTTACGCTATGATCGGCCAGGCTTTAGAAGATGCTAAGGGTGGCAAAGACGATGATGACAATGATGAAGGAGGAAAAGAAATGAAACATAACGTATTTGATCAGGAAGAAATGGAGCAGGGTGGAGTAATCACACATGCAGATCAGAAGGCTATTATTGCTATGGCTAAGCAGTCCAGCGTAGGTAGCTTAAAGGATGCTATGGAAATTTACGCAGAACAGAACAAATTAGCTCACGGTGATATGGATGGCGAATCTTTAGCACACGGTATCTTCGAAAGTTTCGATACCTTATTGCCTGAATATGAATTACTTAAGAAGGGTGAGCCTGAGACTCTTGAAAGAGATCAGAGCTGGATCGCAGCTGTATTGCAGAAGATTCATAAGAGCCCTATCAGCCGTATTCGTACACGTCAGGCTGACGCTCGAATTGCTGAATTAAGAGCTAAAGGTTACCAGAAGAAGGGTGACGAGAAGACTATCGGCGCTAAGATTAAGATGATCGGCAGAACAACTGATCCTCAGACAGTTTATATTAAGGAAGACATGCATAGAGATGACATCATTGATATCACAGATTTCGATGTAGTTGCATATCAGTGGAAGTTAATGCGTCATGTACTTAATGAAGAACTTGCTCTTGCAGCATTAATCGGTGATGGTCGTGATGATGGTGATCCCGATAAGATTCATGAAACACATATCCGTTCCGTATGGAATGACGAAGAGCTTTACACAATTCACAAAGATGTTGATATTGAAGCAGCTAGAAACGAACTTCAGGGTACCAATACAAATGCTAACTTCGGTGAGAACTACATCTATGCAGAAGCTATTATCACAGCAGCATTGTATGCTCGTGAACAGTATAAGGGAACAGGTACACCTGATCTTTACTGTACACCTCACTTAGTAAATGTAATGCTCCTTGCTCGTGACTTAAATGGTCGTCGTATTTATGATTCCAAGTCTGATCTTGCAGCTGCATTAAACGTAGCTTCTATCCATACTGTAGAACAGTTCGAAGGTAAGACTAGAACTACTGAAGAAGGCGAAACAAAGAAACTTCTCGGTCTCTTTGTTAATATGGCTGACTATCAGTTCGGCTGCACAAAGGGCGGCGAAATTACCAGATTCGAAGATTTCGATATGGACTTCAACAAGTACAAATACATGTTGGAAACAAGACTTTCAGGTTCCCTTACAAAGTTGTACTCAGCAATTGCTCTTGAAGAGCCTGTAACAACTGGAGCTGAAGGCTAATTAAAGGAGAAAATTCAAAATGGCGAAATGGTATGGAAAAGTTGGATACATAATTACTAAAGAGGCTGAGGATAATCCTGGCAGATGGATACCCGAAGTGGTGGAACATCAGTATTTCGGAGATACATTAAGACTTTCTAGCAAGTGGACTACTGCTAGCAAAGTGAATGATAATTTGGATATTTCCAGCCAGATTAGTATTGTATCCGACCCATTTGCCTATGAAAATTTCCAGTCAATTAAATATGTTGAGTTTATGGGAAGCTTTTGGGAAGTATCGAGCATCGAACCCCAATACCCGAGACTTATACTGACTATAGGGGGTGTATACAATGGCCAGCGACCAGAAATTGCAGAGTAAGTTAGAAGAACTTAACGGAAATAGAAATGTATATTATCAACCCCCTGAGTCGGTTAAGATAGCTTATCCGGCTATTATTTATTCTAGAAAGAATATCAGTACTAAACATGCAGATGATGTTAAGTATTTGAAAAAACCTTGTTATGAAATTATCGTGATTGATAGGTTGCCTGATAATGATGTCATTGAAAAACTGTTGGAACTTCCATATTGCTCATTCGATAGACATTATGTATCGGACAACCTCTACCACGATGTTTTAACACTATATTATTAAAAAGGAGGACACAAATATGTCTAAATTAGTTTGGGATAACGTCGGTGAACGTTTATATGAAACTGGTGTAAAAAATGGTGTACTTTATCCTCAGGAAAAAGGCGCTTACCCTAAGGGTGTAGCTTGGAATGGTCTTACAGCTGTAACCGAAAGCCCTTCTGGAGCAGAAGCAACCCCTTTGTATGCTGATGACATTAAGTATTTAAACCTTATGTCAAACGAAGAATTCGGAGCTACAATTGAAGCTTATATGTATCCGGATGAATTTGCTCAGTGTGATGGATCAGCATCTATTGCTACAGGTGTTACGATCGGTCAGCAGACACGTAAAGCATTCGGTATGTGTTACAAAACCACTATCGGTAATGATACTGAAGGTAATGACTTCGGTTACAAGTTACATATCATCTACGGTGCTTTGGCAGCTCCTTCAGAGAAAGGCTACGCTACTATCAATGATAGTCCCGAAGCTATTACATTCTCTTGGGAAGTTACAACCACACCTGTTAATGTAACCGGTCACAAGCCTACAGCAACTGTAGTTATCGATTCTACAAAGGTTGATAAGGATAAGTTAGCAGCATTAGAAGCTATTCTTTATGGTTCTGAGGAAAAAGAGGCTAGATTACCTCTTCCCGATGAAATCGTATCGATTGTTGGAGAAGCAGCTACAGAACCCGAAGAAGGAACAGAAGGCTAATTGTAGCTATTATATTTTAAACTATTAATTTGATAACAGAGGAGTCGTATTCAGGGTGATGGGCTGGCGGCTCCTTTTGTTTTTATTTGAAAGGAGAAAAATTTTATGTTAAAGAAACCTATTACTTACACAGATTATGATGGAAACCAGAGAACAGAAGATCATTTCTTCAACCTCAACAAGTTTGAATTACTTGAATTGGATGCTAAGTATCCTGGAGGTATGATCAAAACTCTTGAAAGAGTGGTTAAAGAAGAAGACAACGCTAAGATTATTGAAATCATTAAAGATATGATTGTTAAATCTTACGGTGAGAAGAGTGATGATGGTAAGAGATTCGTTAAGGATGAAAAAGTACTCGCTAATTTCATGCAGACTGAAGCATTCAGTGAATTGTTTATCGAGTTATGTCAGGATTCCGAGAAAGCAGCCGCATTCTTTAATGGTATTATGCCTAAGGATAACGGAAACGCTGCTATTCCGCCTGTAAAATAATATTGAATACAATGGAGGATGAGAGAAATGCTTCAAATTACTATTCCGTCAGTAGAATTATTTGATGAAGTTCATAACGAATTCATCAGAACTAAAGAGCAGACGTTGCAATTAGAGCATTCTCTCGTCTCTCTTTCAAAATGGGAATCAAAATGGCATAAATCGTTTTTATCTAAACAAGAGAAAAGCCATGAAGAAACCATTGATTATATAAAATGTATGACGCTTACCCAGAATATTGATCCGAGTGTATATAACTATTTGACTAATGAAAACATTAGACAAGTTAACGCATACATAGAAGACCCTATGACTGCTACATATTTTTCGGATGATAAAATAGCCAAAACCAGTCGAGAGGTCGTAACAGCGGAGCTTATATATTACTGGATGATAGCGTTAAATATTCCTGTGAAATTTGAGAAGTGGCATTTAAACAGACTTCTCACATTGATCAAGGTATGTAATATCAAAAATTCCCCGCCTAAGAAGAGAAGTAAGCGGGATATTATGAGTAGAAATGCAGCTATAAATGCTGCTCGTAGAAAACAATTGAATAGTAAAGGCTAAAAGGAGGAATCATAAATGACTAAGATTGTTTCATTGGATGCCGGACATGGTTTGAGAACTTCCGGAAAGGAAACTCCCGATGGCATTAAAGAATGGACTTTAAATGATAAAGTTCGTGATAAAGTTGTAGATTTATTAATAGGTTATGATGTTATTTTCATTTATCCTGACGGTAATGAAGGTAATAAAGATGAAAGTTTGACTAGTAGACGTTCTATGTATGTTAAACAGGACGTCGATGCTTGTGTATCCATTCATCATAATGCATATCTTGGTGTTTGGGGTTCAGCAACTGGCGTCGAGGTCTTCGTTGATAAGAAATCTACAGCTGCTGATAGAGAATTGGCAAATCTTATTTATACAAGATTAGCAAATTACACAGGATTAAAAGGTCGAGGTGTTAAAACTGCTAATTGGACAGTCATTAATCAGAATTCCGTTCCTGCCGTATTAGTAGAAGGCGGATTTATGGATAATAAGAAAGATCATGCAGTTATTACTTCAGATAAAGGACAGACCGCGTATGCAAAAGCTGTGGCTGAAGCATTGATCGACTTCTTAGATCTTAAGAAGAAAAACTCGACTTCTGAAACAAAACCGGTAACTAATGTTGATGGTAGTTTTAAGGTTAAATTCTTAGAAACTATGAATGTTAGAAAAGGTCCCGGTACTAAGTATAAGAAAACAACTGTTGCTAAGGTAAACTACGTTTATACAATTGTTGATACTGTAGATGTTAATGGTGTGCCTTGGGGTAAACTGAAATCTGGCGCAGGCTGGGTATCAATCGCAGATAAATATTGTAAGAGAGTTTAGAAAGGCGATATTATGATAACTTTTAGACAAAAGGGTGACTTTTCCAAGCTCACTAGTTATTTGGAAAAAGCAAAGAGTGGCGTTAGCCTCAGTATACTCGACCAGTACGGTAGAGATGGTGTAGTCGCCCTTGCGTCTGCAACACCAATTGAGTCAGGTGAAACAGCCAACTCTTGGTACTATAGAATCGAACATGAAAAAGGGAGGGTTACACTCTCATTTCATAACGATAACATTCAAAATGGAGTTCCCATTGCTATTATTTTACAGTATGGGCATGGAACTCGTAATGGAGGTTGGGTTCAGGGAAGAGATTACATTAATCCTGCAATCCAGCCTATTTTTGATTCAATCGCGAATCAGGCATGGAAGGAGGTTACTAAGTTATGAGTACTACTATTGATAGTAAAGTTGTCGAGATGCGGTTTGATAACCGACAGTTTGAGAATGGTGTTCAAACTAGTTTATCAACTCTCGATAAGCTCAAACAAAGTTTAAACCTAACAGGTGCTGCCTCCAAAGGATTGGAAAGTATACAGAATACGGCTAATAACTTTAATCTTTCAGGACTTACTGGAGCTGCTGATGCAGTTGCTGTTAAATTTTCTCACATGCAGGCGACGGTACAGTATCAGCTTAATCGCTTGGTTACTAGTGCTATTGATACCGGTACGAGAATGATTAAAGCGTTAACCGTTGACCCTATCAAAACTGGTTTTACTGAATACGAAACACAGATTAATGCTGTACAGACGATCCTAGCTAATACTGAGAGTAAAGGCACGACTATTGATGATGTTAATTCGGCGTTAGACGAACTCAATACATATGCTGATAAGACCATCTATAATTTCACACAGATGACTCGTAACATCGGTACGTTTACCGCTGCTGGTGTAGATCTGGATAAATCAGTAACATCGATCAAGGGTATCGCAAACTTGGCAGCTGTTTCCGGTTCAACCAGTCAACAGGCAAGTACTGCTATGTATCAGCTTTCTCAGGCATTAGCGGCTGGTAGAGTTTCGCTTATGGACTGGAATTCGGTAGTTAATGCTGGTATGGGTGGTCAGGTATTTCAGAATGCGTTAAAGCGAACTGCCGAAAACATGGGTTATAATGTCGACGCCATGATAAAGAAATACGGTTCGTTTAGAGAATCACTCACTCAGGGACAATGGCTAACCGCTGAAGTATTAACGGAAACATTAACTCAGTTATCCGGCGCATATACAAAAGCGGACTTGATTAATCAGGGTTATACCGAAGCTCAAGCAGAAGAAATTCTTAAACTTGCTCAGACCGCAGAAGATGCCGCGACAAAAGTTAAGACATTCTCTCAGTTATGGGATACTTTGAAAGAATCAGCTCAGTCTGGTTGGACTCAGACCTGGGAGATAATCGTTGGTGATTTCGAAGAAGCAAAAGAACTTCTTACCGAGATAAGCGATACTATCGGTGCGGTAATCGGTAGATCGGCAGAGGCTCGTAATGAGCTATTACAAGGATGGAAAGATCATCATGGTAGAGAACACTTAGTCGATTCGATGCGTAATATATTCGAGTCCATATCGAATATTGTAAAACCTATCAAAGAAGCATTTACCGAAATCTTTCCTCCTATAACTGTAAAGCAATTAGTTGCTTTCACAGAAGGAATTAAATTTCTTACCGAAAAGCTTAAGAATGTTACGGCTGATTCCGATAATTTAAAACGAACTTTCAAAGGTTTGTTTGCTCTTGTTGATATTGGAGTTCAGGCGTTTAAAGCCGTATATAACATCCTTAAACCAGTAATCGGTTTTATTGGTAAATTGGTAGGAATTATATTAGAATGTACTGCTTATTTAGGTGACTGGATCGTTAAGATTGATGAAGTCGCTAAGAAAACAGACTTTTTTAATTTGGTTCTACAGGGAGCCGTTGATTTTATTAAACTGGCCATTAAAAGTATACGTAATTTCGTTAGTGAAAAATTTAATTTTAGTGGTCTTGAAAGTCTCCATTCATTTATTGAAAAAGTTCAAGAAAGAATGGGACAGTTAGGTAATGTTGCAGGTGGTTTAGGTACTATCATTTGGGCGACTTTTAAAGAAATTGGAGCCGCCGTAAATGCTTCTTCCTTCGGGAAAGCAATGATGGCTATCTGGAATGGTATCAAGAGTGTTGTAGGTGGAATAGGAAAGATTTTTGACTCATTATTTACAACATTAGGTCAAGCTGATTTTAGCGGTTTCTTTGATATTTTTAATGCCGTTTCAATAGGTACTATAGCGACATTTCTTGTTAAATTTGTTAATAGTTTTTCAGATGCAATCGAGGCGGTTGGCGACTTTAAAGAAAGCGCTATCGGAATTTTAGATTCTGTTCGTGGTTGCTTTGAAGCATATCAGTCATCGTTAAAAGCTGGAACTCTGTTAACTATTGCATCTGCTATCGCCATTTTAGCAGGTTCTATTCTTGTTATTTCATTGATCGATAGTGAGAAATTAGCAGGATCACTCACATCAATAGCGTTGTTAATGGGCGTTCTAATGGGCTCATTAAAGATATTTAGCGGTATAGATGGATTTGCAGATGGTATTAACAAAGCTTGTATTGCGTTATTAGCTGTGTCCGCTTCAGTTCTCATATTAGCTTCGGCGTTAAAATCTATTGCTGAATTAAGTTTCGGCGAAATGATGACGGGTTTGGTCGGTGTTGCTGGCTTAGCTGGTATAGTGGTCGTTGTAGCTGAGATTTTAGGAAATAGCAAGAAAGCCATTATCAAAGGCGCTACGCAGATGGTTATATTTGCCGCAGCGATTAAAATATTAGCATCAGCATGTAAAGATCTAGCCGGACTAAGCTGGGAAGAGTTAGCCAAAGGTCTTATTGGAGTTGGCACACTTATAGCAAGTGTAGTTGTATTTTTAGAGTATGCAAACTTACAAAACAACTCTATAAAGGGTGCTGCTAGTATTGTTATTTTAGCCGCTGGTATAAAAGTACTCGCTTCAGCATGTGCCGATTTTGGATATTTGGATTGGGAAGAAATAGCAAAAGGTCTCGTGAGTATTGGCGCTTTATTATTAGAAGTAGCTGCATTTACGAAACTAACTAGCAATTCAGCAAATGTTATTTCTACAGCAACCGCATTAGTTATCATTGCTGCTTCTATGAAAGTGTTCGCATGGTCAATAGAAGATTTCAATGATATAAAATGGGAGACCATAGGTAAAGGTCTTGTTGCTATGGCTGGAGCATTAATCGCTGTAGCAGTGGCAGTTAGAATAATGCCTAATGATATGATACCCATTGGTATAGGCTTAGCGGCCGTATCGGGAGCTTTATTAGTTATAACTAAAG